ACAACCATGTATGGATATTCAGGTGGTAAGAAAGTTCCAAATACTTTTGCTAATAATTTGAACTCATGTTTTTGTGCGTAGTGTAAACGTTTGTGGATAGCGCTCATTACTTTTGCACCTTGTTCCATCATTGCTAAAGTTGTACCAACTGGAGCATTTGTATTTGTTTCAGAAATTTTTATATCAGCTACTGCTGCAAACTTTTGTCCAGCGTCAACACAAAAACCTAAAAGATTAAATAATGTTGGATCAGGTCCCTTATATGGTAGTGGCATCAAACCAGAACGTAAGTCCCCGCTTGGTGCGTCTATGTCCCTGAACTCTCCTGGTTGTAATGGACTGTCGTCATCAGAGATTCGTATACCCTTGGCTTTGAATCCTGCTGGTAAGTTGGAAAGTGTTCCCGCATCAATAAGTTGACGGAGCGTAAAGGTAGCCGTTCTTGATAAACCCCCGAGCATATGGATGAGACCAAAACCGTAAAAGCCAAGACCTGGAAGAAATTTATAGTGAACGAAGTATTCGATTTTTTTTCTAAGGGGATCTGTCTCTTGATAGTTTCTGTATATAGATAATATTTTATTAGAGCCTTCATCAATCGTTACAATGTACGGCACTTTAATACCAGTAGGCTCTCCTGTTGTAACGTCGATATCTTCGAAACCTTCTATGTCTAAATCGCAATGCACTTCATACAAAGTGTATACCTCTTCGTCATACCCAGTTTTTTCTACGCCTTCTAGTTGATTGTATTTTTTCTGTATGCTTGTTTCTTCATCGCTTGTTTGAACGTCAACATCTCTATAAAATCCTGCCACCTGTTGTTTGAGTAAATCATTTTGTGACATCTTTACGATGTGTGTAACACGTTCCGCTGACTGTAAATCTGTTGCTAAGTAATTAACAATTAAATCTTCACTAGGAATAAATTTTGAAACTGCAGATTGTTTTGTTGCATCGTAGTAAACTTTTTTAAATGCTGAACCTGCTAGTGGTAAATGAAAAAGTAATTGATCCATGTCTGGTGTGTACTCTTGCATCTTATCGGTAATTTGATAGTTCATGAAATCTTGAACTCTATCTGCTTGCGCTATAACTTCTGGACTCTCTGCCCCAATAATACTTGTTTTAACAGGACCACTTGGTGGTAATAATTCTTTAAATGCAGATGCTTGAAACTGTGTAACTGATTCTGCTAATAATGGATGCGTAACACTGCTCGCTCCTTGAAATGGCTCGGAACGTTCTTGATGTTTAAATCCTAATAAATCTAATCCCTTGGTATATGAAAACTCCCACTCGTGCCGTGATTCACGGTCCGACTTTACTTCTCCAACAATATCACTTGCGATATTGCCAAGTATATTATCATCTAAAAATTCTGCTAAGTTGTCTGCGAATCCCGCTTCAAGTGGCCTGGATGACGGATCAAAGTCTATAACTGCGCCGCCTTCTTCTGTTTCCTCAACCTCTATCTCTTCATCACCATTTATTCCTTGAACAATATCACTGGCTTCAACGTCCACCGTTTCTTCAACTTCTAAATCAGGATTTGCAACTCCTGTAATTCTTTTATCTACAGCCATTATCTTCTTGCCTTACCATAACCACGTTTGGCTGCACCGCCTGAACGCATTCTCATTGGTTTCATTTTTATCACGGAACCTTCTGCTGAACCTTTAGCAAAACCGCCTTCGTTAAATTCTTTTACGTAATTAGGATTAATTGTAAATAATTCTTGTTGTATAATTTCTATTTGATCATCATCACCATTTGCAATTGCATCATCAAGAAGATCTCTTAATTGTTTTACTCTACTGTCGACCATAGGTCCTCCTATACTTCATTATAATAATTTCGTTGTGCACCAAGTTGCAATGGTGGATCTTCGTAATCTTCTGGATGAACAACAAAATTACCTTGACGGAACCTTAACATAGCTTGGGTCATACTGTCTACTAAATCATCGTGTTCACCATATGGAAAAGCCGCACACTCTTCCACCATCTCCTCTGTCCATCTTTCATCTGGTCGCCATACCATGCCGGCTTCAAATAAAGGTGCAACAGAATTGACACGTACATGTTTATCATTTCCTTTGCTCGGTGTAAAGTTAACAACTGGAATACCCATGGTCCGTAATTCGTGAGTCAGTGGCATCCCTGATGCTTTTGCTTCTACGATTATGGTTTCTGGTTCCCAGTATTTATATTCTTCCATGGCAACTTTTTTTAATTCAGGAAAATCCCATCTACCTTTTTTACAATCAATTAAAATTGCATGAGGCTTACCATTCTCTTCTGGAAAGAAAATACCCCAGGTACTAATCGCACTATAGTCAGCAGTTTCTTTTTTACTAAATGCTGTATCATAACTTTGTATGACGTGTATCAAATCTGGTATACGCTCTTCCTCCCATACTTGCCACCATTCACGTTTAATGATGGAACCTTCTTCAGAGGTTGGTTGTTGTTGCCATTGTGCTTGCCACTTCTGTTCTGTTAAAGAAGCTTTAACTGCTTCAAGTTCTGCTAGTTTCCAATACTGTGGCCAAATAGGTTCATTACTTGGAAGAATAGCAGGAAACTCTACAACCTCCCATTGATCTGCTTTTGGTTCTGATTGGGCTTTCATTAACTGACCAGTCAAATCTTTTGTTGACCAACGTGTCATAACAATTAAAATGCGCCCGCCAGGTTGTAAACGTTGTCTAGGACCAGAGGTATACCACTCGTAAGCATTATCCATAGCTGTCTCGGACAGTGCATCTTGTTCCGAATGAGGATCATCAATAATCAAGAGATCCGCACCACGGCCCGTGATTGCACCACCAACACCAGCTGCAAAGTATTCTCCGCCATGATTTGTTTCCCAACGTCCCGCTGCTTTACTATCTGCACTTAAGTTTACATTTTCAAAAACATTTTTATATTCACCAGTGCCCATCAAGTTTCTAACCTTACGACCGAACCGGTAAGCGAGTTCCGCTGTGTGTGTTGTTTGAATTATTTTTAATTTAGGATTGGCACCCATCATAAAAGCAGGAAACAAAAATGATGCAAATTCTGATTTGGTATGCCTGGGTGGCATGTTCACAATTAATCTTTTAATTTTCCCGTCTGCTAGATCTTGGAGCTTGGATGCTGTCTTAAGGTGGTGGGGCCCTTTTACAAAGTCTGGCCACATCACTCGTACAAAATTTAAGAAGTTATCTTGAGCTGCAGCCTTAAGTTTTAATTCCTGTTCACGGAGCAGCAGCTTGAGTTCTTCAGCTGTTGGTTTAATCATGATATCTTTTTTATACTATATGTTTGTATAAATCACTAATTATAGGTCGTCGTCAAAAACCCGCCCGTCGCATATATGGGGTGGGGGTCTTAGAAAACGTTTAGACTATTTGAGAAGAGTAGGGGTTACCTTTTTGGATTGCGTTTTGTTTTCACGTGAAAAGTAGGGCGATCTGGTTTTTGTTTTAGGTTTTGCCTTACGAAAAGTTATACATGAAATGTTTAAAATAAATAAATTATTATCTTGTATTATCTTTTATAATGTTTATATTATAATTATATATCAAGCTTGGTTGAGCAACAGACCGACAACCTCTGGATTAAAAAGCCAGCTGCCCGAAAAGGAAGAAAGAAAGTCTACCAAGCAGGTATAGAACCCAACTAGAATAGGAGTTATCCTTATGGATGAAGCCCAACTAGACAGCTTACTCAAGAAGCTTGCTATCTATCTAGCTAACGAGCTAGATAAACGAAGCGACTTGTTAAGCCGTGTTGAAGACCTCGAGGAGAATCTCACTAGAGAGAATTTCTCTGAGGATGATGTCAGAGACTGGATCAGCGATGCAATTAACAACGCTGAGATCAACGTCGACATCAGTGCCTAAATAATTACCGAGGGGCGAAATCATTCGCCCCTTGAAACATTACGGAGGATCTATGAAAATAGATAAGAAGACTACTGTTGTAGGGTTTGCGGACGCATTATCGCAAACACTTGATATCATTGCTAAGAAGATGAATGAACAACAATTGCAAATCAATACGCTTCATAGTTTGATTGACAATCTACAACGAGAACTAGACGAAATAAAAAACCCAACTTTATTTGATAAATAGTTTCAATGTTGGGTTGAAAGTGGGGGGCGATTATCGCCCCCTAATAATTCAACCAGGAGTAAATATGAAAAAATATATCGTAAGATTTCATCTTAATAGAGACAAGTGGTCAGAGATAGTTGACGCTGTTGACAAAGAAG